TTGAATCGCAGATTTAGATAATCGGTATTTTATGGTCAAGATTCTCACACTCCCATAAGCAATCGTCTAACTTCAATTTTGCTTCTTGATGGCACTTTGGTGGCACAAACGCATCTAAATCTGCATCGTATGTAAAACCAATGCCAGCATAATTTTTGCGTATATTCCCGTTATAGCTTGTACGCTTACAATTCTGGCCTCTAAAATTGCCATACCAAGTTTCGGTATCTAAACCATCAATTAATTCAGTTTCATCTTTACCTACAATTACCTCGGTAACGATTAAGTTATCATCTAAGAACGCATAGTGAGCCATTAGATAGTCACCGTTCCTGTTCCGGCTGTAAACGAATAGATGCGATAGCCACCTGATGTAGTTGTTGTATGAGTCAAACCACCGCCAATAGAACTTAAAGCTGGGAAAGTGTCGGGATAGCGCAAGATTACTATTCCAGAACCGCCGTTGCCGCCGTTGTAAGCATTAGCTGTTATGCGACCAGATGCGCCACCGCCACCGCCAGTATTAGCAGTTCCCGATGTGCCGTTAAGACCTACTTGTCCAGCACCACCGCCACCTGTGCCACCTGTGCCGCCTGTGCCGATTGTGCCAGCAAATACTGAGCCACCACCGCCGCCGCCATAAGTTACAGCTGATCCTGAATAAGAATTAGATGTGCCATTTCCACCATTACCACCGGTAACAAGTGTGGCAGGGTTATTAGTACCTGATCCAGCAGTACCAACAGCACTAGCACCGCCGCCGCCACCGCCACCGTTGTAACTTAAATTACTTCCTAAGCCACCATTATTACCTTGTGATGGAGAAGTGCTTGGTGTATTACCTGAACCAATAGTGCCGTCAAATCTTGCGCCACCGCCTGAACCGCCTGATGCGCCATTACGATCATATGCGCCAAAGCCGCCGCCTGTAGATGTAATCGATGAAAGTACAGAATTAGATCCGCTGGTTGATGCTCCGCTACCAACTCCACCTGACCCGCCTGCGCCAACCGTTACGGTAAATGAACCGCTAACACCAAAAGCAGCAGCTGTTCTAAAACCACCAGCACCGCCGCCACCACCACCTGCACCAGAAGTTGATGCGTTGCCGCTTCCGCCACCACCACCAGCAACTACTAAATAATCTACCGCGCTAAGTCCAACAGCACTTGTAATACCTGCAACGATTGCGCCAATCATTAGGCCACCGCACCAATTATTGTCCAGGCATCTGTGCCAGTTTTTACTGCCACGGCAGCCTTATAACGAGCTAATACTGGTGCAGCACTTGTCGCGCCAGCACTGGTAATTGTTGTTGTTCCTGATGTCACTGCATTGATAGTTGTGACCCCTGCGCCGATCTGCAAAATGGTGATTGCAGTACCAGTTGGGAATGCATAAGTTGCATCGGTTGGTATGCGAAATGTATTTGCCGAGGCATTGTTCATTGTAACCAATACTTGATATTGATCATCTGCTACTGCTGTGTATGTTGTACCTGTTTGAGCATTAATGGTGAATGCGACTAAGCCATTAAACATGGCAGCAGTCATCACATCGCCAGTTACGCCCGGAAATCCTGTTGCCATTTGTTCTCCTTAGTAAGAAAGTGTGTTAGTGCCTAGTATCCCATAATCTGTTCCAATAATGAACGATTCGATGATGGGTTCTAGGGTGGTTAATGTGGTTTTCCAAGAGCTTGGCCTTATGTCATGAGATATGCCAAACACCTGCAAAGTCTTAGTTAGGGTCGATGACCCTGGTTGTGTAGTTGAAACTGTCACTGGGTCAAAATAATCAAGATCCAAGGCAGCTGTAATGCCAGCATCATAATTGTCAGTGTAAAGGTCTAGGGTTACAGCATCGCATCGAATTGATGTTTCCTGCCTAGAAGCCACATACGCTAAAGCATTGTTTAGAGCTTCAGCATCACTTTCCATCATGAGGTTTTGCTCGTTATATGAGTGTAGAAAATACTTGTCTATAGATGCTTGATTGCTAGCTACTTGTGGAGTGCCACCCACTCGGCTAATTGTAGCTTTGTTAAATACCAGTGTGTCATCTAAACGCCAAAGGGCATTGTTGTATGAGATGCCAGTGCCATCATCATTGAATACTACGGGAGTGCCAGCCACGCTTGATGAGGTCAATGCTCGGTCTTGAAAAGTAAAATTGCCCAAAGCATCCATATACAAAGCACCGTACTCGGTGCTTTCGATAGTTTGTAGAGCTGCTAAGGCAGTACGGGCAGTGCCGGGGTCTGCCTGGACTGTAGTCTGTCCAGTGTCAATATCGCGTTGAGTTGCTGGCCAACCCATTTGATCAAGGATCTTACCGATTCTAGTACCAGATGTCTGTCCAGCAGTAGCACTGGCGACTGTGCTGATCTGGGCATTGCTGGCCAATCTAAAGCCATCAACTGCTTGGATCGTAGTGTAAACCACTTCACCGACATCTCGAGGCGTAGTGGTCTCATAGGTGGTTATATAGCCAGCAAAAATAGGGTAGGTGGTTGCGCCGTAACTAGCTGAGATAACAACTTTGCGCATAGGGGTTAGCAAGTTGTAATAAGGGCTTGCTGGGTTCATAGGGTTAAAGTCACCATTTTGATCAATAATGCGAAGGCTCATTGAGCCAGTCTGGAAGTTATCCGCGTTGGCGGATCGACCACGAGTGGTCTTAATTGAATCCACTTGATTTGATACATCGACTGTAACTGCTGCTGAATCTGCTAAAGCATTAACGCCAAGAATGCCTGCATCAAGAATCATGGGTGAGGCAAAGCCAGCACCAGTTGAAAAGTTAATGATGGCGTTAATTACAGGCAAGGTCATGGTAACGCACCTGCGATTGTCTGAGGCAAACCTTTGCGAATCGCATTAAGCATGGCCTGATTAAATACACCTTCAACATTATCCATATCAATCAAGCCTTCAATATTAACAACGATTGGTGGCATTGCTGGCATGTCTTGAACAGTTGAGATGTTAGTTCCCCAACCAGCAACATTGCTTGACAGGCCGTAGGGATTAAAGATTGAGGATGAGCTGCCAGTGTAAGGCAATATAGGATGAGGGTTGTTGCCAGTGATCAGGGCAGCACCAGCAGCACCAGCAGCAGCAGCACCAGCAGCAAAAGTTGAAGCAAAAGTTCCAGCATCGGCAGCTAAGGCAGCAGCTTCATTGGCAGCCAAGGTAGCCATCTCAGCAGCAGTAGTTGCCGCATCCGCAAGATCAGCAACAGTTGTAACTGTGAGTGGAGTTGTACCCTCTTGAAAGGGTGAATTAGGAGTCTGGGTGGCAACGATTGGCTGATTAGGATTTAGCATTGAAGAAGAAGTATTCACATTAATACCAAGGATTTTGGAAAGAGTATCGCCAATTTCTTTCAGAGCATTAATCCATTCATCAAATGGGCTAGGCACTGGCTTGATAGCCGCCAGTGTGCCCTGAAGGGCTGCTGTGGCTCGCTGTGAAGCTTCTAGTCTTTTCTGTAACTTATCTGCTAGTTCAAAGTCTTCATTGAGGATAGCGCGCTGTAACTCTAGGCGTAGCTTTTCATCGGCTGAGATCCTGCCTTTGAGTGCTGCCTCAATCTGAATCTTTTCGATGTCAAACATCGCGCCAGCCTTGGCCAGTTTTGCTGCATTATCAGCTGCATTCTTATCGGCTTTGATTTTTGCAGCAGCTGCTAACTTATCTGCTTTAGCCTTTGCAGCAGCTGCTTTCTTTGCTGCTTCTTCTGCTTTCTTGGCTGCTATTTCTGCTGCTTTGCCAAAATCTGTTGCGCCTGTAACACTCATGCCTAGTTGAAAGGGTGCAGTCTGTCGCTTGGCCATATCTGAAAGTGCCTGTTGTGCGTCAATTAAGAGTCTTAATTCTGGTCTTAATTGTTTTAATATGTTTACATAGTTGTCCAGTATAAGACTAAAGCCTTTACCAGCAATCGGTATCTCTTTAATCTTTTTGATGAATAATGCTAATCCGACAATAGTGTCGCTAACCTCTTGAGATAGATCAGCCATGGCTTTTGTAATTGGTTCGATGCCAGTGTTAGTGCCAGAAAGAATCTTAAAGGCATCGACTAAGCCTTTACCAATAGTTTCTTGAGCCTCACCTGCAGCAGTTGTAAGGATCTTCATCTGTCCAGTGAATGTTTGAGCAGCAGTTGAGGCAGATCCAGCAAAAGTCTTGGCAAGTTTATCGGTTACATCTTCAAACTTAATGGTCTTTAACTGTGCTGCAGTTAGACCTAACGCGTACTTCTTTAATCCTTTAGTGTTGCCAGATTGTGCTGCTGTTAAATCTGATACGACAGTTTCAAGGCTGACTCCAGATCCAGCAGATACGTCTAAAGCCAGCTTTAATAATTCTTGAGATTTAGAAACTGATCCTGTTACCTGCAAAAGTTTCTGCATTGCCGGACGAAGGTTGTCATCGACTTCGCCTGTAGCTGCGGATAACTTAGCAATGAATTGTTCTACCGCTGGATTTTGAAACTCTAATCCAAGGTTTTTCATTGTGTTTGTTAATATCTTTGCAGATTTTTCATCTTCTGCGAATGCTTTGACGGCAGCTTTGCCAAAATCAAGCACCGCTTTTGCTGAGAATGCAATAGCAAGTTTCTTGCCGAGGCTACCAATAGCACTTTCTAAACCGCTGGCACTTTTACCAGCCTTATCAAAGGCTTTCTTGCCAGTGAACTCAGCTGCTACATCAATGACTATATTAGGCATTAGGCACGCACCTTGGCTCTTGCGTTAAGTAATTGCTTAGCCTTTTCAATAGCCTTAAGAACTCCATCTTGAGCCTTGCCACTATCTTCTTCATAGGCACGATATAAGGCACGACCTTGCATCTTGTCTTGCCCTTTCATAACTCCAGAGTATTTTGAGTTTAGATTCTGCACAAATCGAGAACTTGGAGTTTTACGGCCAGCAGTTTCATAGATAGCACCAGCTGCAGTTTTGTTAACTAAACGAGCTAAAGATCTGAAACCTTTGCGATTAGGCTTTGAAGGTGTTGTTTTGTAACCAATACCAGCCTTAGCCATTCTTGCAGTATAAACAGGAAAAGTGCCTTGACTATTTTCCCTTGGTCGCCAGTTGCTTAACACTTGACTATCAGAAGGCATATAGCCCCGAGCCGCCTTCACAACGGGCTTCAGGGCTATCGCCATGTCTTTTGGTAATTGCTTGGCTAAATCAGGAGTGTAATCTCTCAAGGCTTTACGAAGTGCGACTGCGCCCTTTACTGCGACTGGCATCTTTCATCTCCTTGTTTCGATCTTTCATAGCCTGTAATAGAGCCTTGAACATTCTCGAATCAAGTTCGAGTAAGTCGTTAGGCGCGATACTCGTTTCTAGACTTAATCTTGCGACCAAGTAAGTAAAAGAGTCACGCCCTATAATTCCGGGTCATCATCAAGGACTTCCACCTTTGAAAGTGTGTCCAAGAACTCTGCACCAAACATCTTGACAGTTTCACCGCTACGGCGAATGCACTCCCAAGCTAGCCAATACACATCACTCTGCTTTTCATCGTCACGAAAAGCTTTATGAAAGCCCTTCTTGGCGTAAACCTCGAATGCGTATTCGATCGATGGGGTTATCTGATGATCAGATACAGAGCCATCTGCCCTTGTGATCTTTAGCTTTGCCATTTCTTTAGCCCTTTTCTTTAGTAGTTAGATTATGACCAAGTACCAGTTGAAGCAGTTGCTGTTTTGCTGTTAGCAGTGAAGGTAATGTCGATCATGCCTTCATCGCCAACTGCGCCGTTGATGTCTGTTAGGTTATCAACCAAGATTGTGCCTGAGTAAAGCAAGTTAGTTGCTGATACAGCAGCTGATGAATCTTGAATTGCTGCCCAAGCAACAGTTGTGCCATAAGCAGCCTGAAGTGTTGCTAGAACATTTGCTGCTGCTGTGTCGTTCAAGAATGACACTGTAAGTGTGTCTGCTGAAAGTCCGGTAACGAACTTGTGAGCTGTGTCGCCCATAGCAGTAACTTCAATCTGATCTGACTGACGATTAAGTGTAAATGCAGTTACATGATCTGAAAGATTGATAGTGGCAATCTTTAGACCAACTTTGTTATTTAGAAAAATTGCCATGATTATTCCTCTTCCTTCTTGTTAGTTACTGGCTTTGGTGCATCGGTGATCTGACCAATCTTTTTCAAGAAGGCTAGATCCTCTGGTGTTAGTTCTGACATGTTAGCTCCAACTTGTTAGGATTGATACGGACATCTCGCAGCTGAGCAGATCACCTGATGCAGCATTGAGAACGCTTGGGGCAGATACACTGCCTACATTATACGTCAAAGAACTAGCAGCCAATAGGTTAAACACTCTGACTACATTAGTTTCAATGCCGTTTAGGTTGCCTTCATTGTCAAATAAAGGAACTGTAATAATAATCTTAAAATTAGCCAGGGGGCTGACTGTGTTGCGCGCATTGTTGCTTGGCGCAAGGTAAGGATCATCTGGGCTTACGATAACTGAGTTAGCGAGAACCACTGATGGTGGGAAGGCAAAAGTCTGCCAAAGTGAGTTATCAACTAACGCTGTTGCCAGGGTAGTTCGAAGGGTTGTGATCGATGCTGGCATTAGCCCACCATTGAGCGTGGGTCTAGCGCGTGCGCGATCAATCCTCTGACCTTAGCGAGAAGCTGTGCGCTCATTCGGTAAGGTGAGGGCTGGAAATCGACAGAGTTAGAACCAGTTAAAGTGCTAGTTCTTGCTTGCCAGATCTCGACAGCTATCATGAGAGCCGCATTCTGAATAGCTGAATCAGCTGTCCAATCGACATAAGTTTCAGCAGCTACTTGGCCATAAGGATTTACAGGGTGAAGCGGTTTAGCAACGTTATTGTTGCCAGTTATTGCATAAGTAATTGTGCGATCGCCAACGGCAGTAATTGTTTTAGAACCATTGTGCTTTGAACCATTGCCACTTACTACGACTGTTTGACCGACATAAAAAATGTCTGTGACTACTTCATCGAAATATAAAGTGCCAGTGTCAGTTGTGTTGCTATGCCCGGTATTGAAAGAATAGTTATTCCATAGCATTGGAAGTAAGACTGAATCACTAGCATCGCAAACTTCTTGAATTGTCGCATCTGGGTACAGCGAACCAACGCCGAGCACGCTCTTAAGTTCAGCTACTGTACAGAGTGACATTACAATTCCTTTCTAAAGACCAAGAGGGGGCAAGGGCTATGCCCCCTCTCAGCGACTTAGGGTGTTACTTATGCCTTGTTGTTCTGGAAAGCACCAGCTGCAACCTTAGTTGCGATTGCGCCATAGCCGTAGTAGCCGATTGTGACCTGACCTGCGGCTGTTGATTCAGCGCGTAGGCGGTAGGTTGGGCTCTCGTACCATGTGTAAGCATCTGGGTTAACGATAAGAATTGTTCCATCGCCATCGCCAGCATTAGTTGGATCAACGTAGAGGTTAAGTCCTGCAACGTTACCTGTAAGTGATGTAGGTGCTACAACTCCGCCAGCGTTCATTGGCTGTGAAGCTGTGTAGATTGGGCGACCGGCATCGTTAAGCGACATGATGTTTGACCATTGTCCTGTAGATACGACCATGTTGCGAGCAAATGGGTTAGCAAGTCCTGCTGTTGCGCCATAAACGGAAGCTGATCCGCGAGCAACAATTCCAAGCAATTCTGCTGCTGTTGGATAAGTTGCCACTGTGGTTGCATCAACTGTTGCACCTGCGATAAGAGCTGCGTTAACTGCTGCGTTTGTTGTCTTTGCGTAAGCAGCTGCCATGTTGCGAACAAGTTCATCAAAGAATGCTGGAGATGTACGATCTAGCAATTCGACTGAGAATACTTGCTGGCCAGCATACTTTTGTACTGTTACAGAAAGGAATGCTGAAGTTTGATCTGTGTTGCTAAATGCATCGCCTTCTGGCTCGATTGCAACTGTTGGCATTGCTGTGATCTTTGGGATCTCGAATGTCATACCGGCATCTGGAAGCACTCCGCGAGAAATTGCATCAATTGATGGACGGATAGTTGTACCGAGTGGGTTGATGATTTCGGATAGTTGACGTGTTGGTACTAGACCAGCGTTGTCTGTTGTATCTGCTGCTGCTGCGATCCATTGACGAGCTGTGTCGTCTCCGAGTGCTGCGCGAATTGTGTTCTCTGCATACTTAGCAGCTGTTACTTCAATGCGTGGCTTTGTGTAAGCCATTGCTGTGACAGTTGGGCGAGCAGCTTCGACCGCTGGTGCTTCAACTGGTGTTGCTTCGACTGCTGGAGTGGTGTTTT